CGGCACGCCCAGGTCCGCGGCTGGCTGCCGGCGCCGCCACCGGTGCCCAAGTTGCACGAGGCCCAAGGCCGCACCACCTGGATCACCCACGAGCAGGCGCTGCAGCTGCTGGCCGAGCTGCCCGAGCACCTGCGATCGATGGCACGGTTCGCGCTGGCGACGGGGCTACGCGAGAGCAACGTCCGCCTGCTGGAGTGGTCGCAGGTCGACCTCGAGCGCGCGTGCTGCTGGATCCACCACGACCAGGCCAAGGCCGGCAAGGCGCTGTCCGTGCCGCTCAACCCAGACGCGCTGGACACGCTGCGCGGCCAGCTGGGCCAGCACAAGCGCTGGGTGTTCCCGGCCCCACGGTGGGCCAAGAAGCGCCGGCCAGATGAGAAGCCGCGCCAGGTGTGGGACGCCCCCACCGGCAAGGCCAGCAGCGCCGCCTGGCGCAAGGCCTGCATCCGCGCCGGGCTGCCGACGCTGCGGTGGCACGACCTGCGGCACACCTGGGCCAGCTGGCACCGCATGGCGGGCACGCCCGACAGCGCACTGCAGGAGCTTGGCGGCTGGGCATCGTCCGACATGCTGCAGCGGTACGCCCACCTCGCGCCGAGCCACGTGGCGTCGTGGGCGGCGAACATCGGGCCTGCGACAACTGCGCGACAAGTGCAGTCTGAGACGGCCAAGAAAAAGGCCCCCGAAGGGGCCGATTCTCATAGGGTGGGGTGGCTGATGGGACTCGAACCCACGACGACCAGAATCACAAGCCGATCCCAGGGCGCGCAGGTGTTGAAAATCAACGACTTGCAGCAGCGCAAGAGGCGGAAAAGCGGGTGATCCTGCGACAACGGCGCGACAACCGTTGACGGGCTGAAACAGGCGCGCGACGACCGCCGCCAGCTCCCGCTCACAGGTCAGTAGTTCGGGTAAGCGAACGGCAGCGGCGTGAAGCTCGCCGTGTACCGCGCGACGCCCTTCGTGATCCGCACCTCGTCGACGTGCGCGTCGTTGAGGTTGAACCCCTGACCACTGATCGACAGCGGCATCGTCGGCGAGCCGTTGCCGACGTTGGACGCCCGGGTCAAGGTGTTCACCAGTGCGCCGCCGACGAACAGCCGCAAGGTCGAGCCCGCACGCGCCATCGCGACGTGCGTGAACACGCCCGCCGTCAGAGCCGTCGACCCGCTGGTGACCTCATCCGACCCGCCGACCGAGCCGAAGGCCAGCAGGCCAGTGTTCGTGATGCGCAGCCACCAGGCGCCGCTGTCTCCGCCCTGGATCACGATGTTCTGGAAGCTGGCGACGGTGCTCGGCCGCACGTAGGCCTCGACCGTGAAGTCGCCGGTGAAGTAGAAGTGCGTGCCGTTCGGCACCTCGAGGCGCGCACTGGTGGCTGGCAGGTAGATCGACGACGCCCCGAACACCTTCTGTGCGGTGTCGTGCTGTGCGGTGCTGATCGCGGTGACGGCTCGGGCGTGGCTGCTGCTGTCGACGAAGCCGGTGGCGCCGTCGGTGCCGTCGCCGTGCAACAGCAGCTCGACGTTGCCGAAGTACGGATCCGGCGCCAGCGGGTCGACGTTGCCGAAGGCCCGGGCACCTTCCGCAGCGCCTGCCGCGTGAAAGGCCGTGGCGCCCACCCCGGTGATCGTGGCCACCGCGCCAGCCGATGAGCCATCGTAGGACGCCGAAGCCCCGACGATCGACGCCAGTGCCGACGCGATCGTCGTGAGGGTGTCGGATCCGGTGACGGTGTAGCTGAACGTCGTCCCGGCCAGCGTGAGCGTGACGCGGTCGCCTGTGGTCGGCGTGCCCGACAGCGTGGCGGCGATGATCTGCGGGATGTCGACCGGGATCGCCGGGCCGCCCTGCCCCAGGATCGTCTGCTGCAGGCCCCACACGCCGGCCGACGGCGGCAGCGGGTCTACGTACCACGAGGCGCCGACAGGGCCCAGCACCTCGAGGTACTCCACGCCTGGCGATGCCGTCACCACCGATGCGTTCCACCCGGCCAGCGCGGTCTCCGCCTGGATCAGGGTGCGCAAAGTGCTGAGGACCGAGCTGATCGGCGTGGGCGCGGGCACCAGGTGGCTGATCGTCGTCACGTCGGCGAACGGCGCCCCGCCGACGCTGTAGTACCGCGTGAAGAAGATCGACAGCGCAGCACCTGCCGACACGGTGGTACCGCCCGCCAGATTGGCGCCGACGATGCGTGACTGCCAGCCGGTGGCCGGGCGCGCGGCCTGGGCCGATTGCGTGGTGGCGATGGCAATGCCGATGGCGCTGGCCGGGAACACCAGGCTGGCCGCCACCGTGCCAGTCCGACCAGGCGCCTCGATCGACAGGCCGGCACCGGTGTAGGCGAAGGTGTAGTCGTGGCGCTGCCAGCTCTCGACGCCACCGCGCACGGACCACAGCTGCAGCCGCATGTTGTACGAGCCGGCCTGCTGGATCTCCGGCGACCAGGTCGTGCCGTCGAGCCCTGAAGCGCTGGCCACCAGCACGTTTGTCCCGGCGTTGCGCAGCTCGGCGGCGTAGGTGGTGCCGGCCTCGGGCCCGATGTTGGCTGCCGACTGCTCGATCAGGCCCGCGGTCTGCTGCAGCCGGTCGCGGTGCGCCCAGGTGATCGTCAGCGCGTCCGATGCGCTCGCGGGGTAGGCGGCGCCGTCGATCTTCAGCAGCCCGGGCGGGTACGGTCGCACTTGGCGCTGATCGCCCTGCCCGCTGACGGCCGCGGCCTGCCCCAGCGGCAACAGGCCACTGGTGGTGCGCGTCAGCAGCTTGAAGTCGACCTCTTCACCGGTGGCGCGCTCGATGCGCTCGGGCGCACTGCGGGCGTCATCGAACCACACCGCGGCACCATCGGCATGCGCGGCCGGCACGGTGTCGAGCATGCCGCGGGCGACGGTCATCGACGTGCCGTCCGTGGCCACCGAGTCGACGCGCACCCACTCGGCCGAGCGGCCGGTGCCGATGATGGCCAGCGAGCCGGCTTCGACCTCGTCCAGGTCCACGCCGGCGGCGATCGGGATCGTCGTCGTCGTGTGCGTGATGGCGCCGTCGAGCTCGGCGTAGGGCACGAAGACGCCCCCGATGCGATCGGCGTACGCGGCGCTGCCGACGCGGCTGTAGATCTCGAATCCGATCGCGCTCGATGACGGACGCGCGGCCAGCGCCGACAGGTAGGAGGTGTCCGGGTCGACCGCCGCCAGCTCGGCGGCAGTGACCTCGAGCGCGATCGACAGGTACGGGGCCTCGACGACGTCCTGCAGCGTGATCGGCTGCGCCGTGATGGTCGGCTCCTGCCAGCCTGCCGGCTCCTGCGCCGCGTAGCTGCTGGCCGGCAAGCCGAAGACGTCTTCGGCGATGTCGAGGGTGATCTTTCCATCACGCAGGCTGCCGGTATCCACGCCCAGGATGCGCACGACCACGTCGGCAATGCCGAGCTTTGGCCACTGCAGCCGGAACACGTCACCAGGCACCAAGCTCCACCCGGACCGGTTGACGCGGATCCGGCCCTTGGCCAGCGGCGTCGACATCACGATCAGGTCGCGCTGGGCGACGCGCAGGGCCAGGGCTTCGTTCGGCAGGCCGGGATACTCGCGCGTCGTGCTCACCACGCCGGCCTGCGCTTGCACGTTGGCCAGGTTCTGCACCGTCAGCGACGCGTCCCGGTTCGTGGCCACCTCGCGGAATTTGACCGTCACCTCGTTGATCGTGTCGGCGTAGCCTGGGCGCTGGAAGCTCTCGATCTCCACGCCCTCGGTCTCGGTCACGATCTGCAGGTCGCCGACGTCATAGTCGGCGCGCAGCAGCCGGATCTCCCACAGGCCTGTCTTCGGGTCGGTGTAGAGCACCGCGCCGATGTGGTCGCAGACCAGGTTGACGAAGGCGCCGATCTCCTCGGGCTTGTTCCACAGCATGCACAGGCCGAAGTCCTCCGCATAGAGCGCGTCGGCGGCGGCCGTGAAGCTGGAGCCGATCAGCGCCGTCGGGCAGCCCATGCCCCAGACCGGATCCGTCAGGCACTGGTAGATGATGTGCGCCGGGTTCATCAGCAGATCCCCGGTGGATGTGCCCGCGGCGTCTGGCGCCGGGATCTCGGTCGGCGGCGTGAAGGATGACCCGGTGTAAAGCTCGGCGTTGCGCACCCGGAACCCGAAGACGCTGTACCGCGTGACGGCCGAGCTGTAGCCGGTCCAGTCGCCAATGCGCACGCGCATCGCAGTGACCGGGACTTCGGTGCGCGGCAGCGTCATCACCAAATCGCCGTCGACGTAGGCGCGGAACTCCGTCGCGGTGAACACCAGCGCCACGTGCACCTTGTCCAGAACCGGCGGGCCCGAGATCCACTCGTTGAAGCCGTTCTTCACCTTCAGATGCCCGAGCGGCCCGTACCACATGACCGAGTAGATCGTGCCGGGATCCGCGGGGTTGATCTGCACCTCGAGCATGGACGTTGCGGAGACGTTGGGCGTGAGGTCGTATTGCACGAAGGCCTCGAACGTCACCGCGGCCGCGCCGTCAGGCTGCACGCCATTCCAGGTCAGGAGCGAAGGCTTGTTCGGGTCGGCGTCGTTGTTGCGATCGACGCGAAACCTGCCTTCTTCGACGATGCCGCCGTTCTGCTCCGGTGCGCCGCGAGCGTACGAGCTCTCATCGTCGGCCAGGCCGCCCGAGAAGCGGGTCTGCAGCAGCGTCAACGCCGTGGCGCCCGGCACGATCTCGCCGATGGGCGCCTTTTCCGGGTACCAGACGGTGGTGTTCCAGCCGGCCAGGATGCGCTGCACCTTGAAGCCGATGGGCTTGACGTACGGGTTGTTGGCTGTGATCTGCCCGTCGTACAGCAGCCCGAGCACGCCACGAAAAGCCGGCGCAGGCGACGGCAGCAGGGCGGCCACTGCCGACGGCAGCGTCTGCGTCTGGCCGCCCATCATGAGGTGCGCGACGCCGGCGATGCCGCCCTCGCGCTCATCGCCGCCGAAGAGCTGCGGCTCGTTGACCGAGATCGTGCCGCTCTCGGCCTGGTCGCCGGCCCAGGCCGTGCGGTCTCCCCACACGATGCGCCGCAGGGCGTCGACCGGGCCGTGGCAGATCCCGAAGAAGATCCCCATGAAGTAGCGATACCCGACGGTCTGGCTACCCACGATCGGCCTCCGTTCGGCGCGCGCGATCGACGGCAGCCTGCGCCATTGCGTCGCCCGTTGCCTCGAGCTGCGCGGCCGGCACGCCCTGGCGCAGGAAGGCGGGCCAGTCGAGGCCGTGCCGGGCGGCAAAGGCGCGCGCGCCGCGGCTGCAGTAGCCCAGCTCGCGCAGGTGTCGCAGGGTCACGATGGTGGTCACTTCTTGCCCGAGTCCTTGCGGATCGGTGTGCTGTTGAGGTTGCCGTACCAGGTCACCATGGGCCCGGTCACGGTCACGGTGCCGAAGACGACCGGGATCTCGCGCCCCTCTTCCGCCGTCGGGATGTCGAAGTCTTCGAGCGCGGCCGGCTTGGGCTGCTGCGGCTTCGGCGCCAGCGCGTACGAGACGATCGCCGCAACGATCAGGTAGATGACCATTTCCCAGCCGCTCATGAGGATCTCCGGTCAGAAGACGGGCGTGCCGTCGAAGGGGTTCTTGAGGGGGATGAACGGGAAGCCGCCGTAGTTCGGCAGGTTCGCGTACGTCGCCTCGCACATCGCCATCGTGTGGTTGCAGCCTGGGCTGGCCGTGACCGCTGCGCCCACGGTGATGCCCTGGAAGGGCTGGGCGAGGGTCAGGTCGGTGCCGCTGGCGCTCTCGATGTAGCGCCGCTCGATGGACCCGGCCGGTGTCTCCCACTCGACGAAGCCGCCGGCCCAGGGCTTGGATCCCAGGGCGGCCAGGCTCAGGACCTTGCCGGCCACGGCCGAGACCGTCGTCACCGTGCTGTGCGTGGCTCTCACCACGTTGCACCGGCCTGCGCCCTGCTGGTACAGCACATGCTGGCACTGGCGCTGGTACTTGCGGCGCAGCCCGATCCTCCGCAGCGAGGTGATCAGCGGCTCGCAGTTGAGGGTGGCCACCGAGCCCTGCCATTCGCAGTTGACCACGCGCCCCATCCAGATCACGGCCACGTCCGCGTCGCCGCGGTGCATGCGCCGCAGAGTCAGGGCGATGATCGACGTGGGAGGGGTCACGCGGAACAGTTCGGCGATCACGAAGTCGCGCGGGCACGTGACCGTGATCGCGTTGCGCGCGCGCTCCGCGCTGGTCTCGATCTGCGACCGCTCCAGCGCTGCCGGCAGGTAGTCGTTGCCGCCCTCCGACTGCTGCGTAGCCGATGAGGTGTGGCGGTGCACGACGGAGCCGTAGGCGAACTCGTAGAGCTCGACCGGCTCGCCGGCCTGGGTGCTGCGTTCGCGGGCATCGTAGGTCATGGCGGCACCGTCAGAGGTTGTTCTGCGACCCGCGCAGCTGCAGCGCCGCCTCGGCCACGTCGCTGCGCCACCAGGCCAGCTCGACCGCGTCGCCGTTCAGGCGCATCAGGTCCATGAAGCTGACGAAGGCCACGGCCGCCGGCGCCACCTCGACGCCGAGCGCCGAGTCGATCGTGAGCCGCTCGACCGCGGCCGACACGACCGAGCTGCCGGTGATGCGCCGGTGGAAGGCGCTGCCGTCGGCCAGCACGATGCGCACGTCGCGCCGGCCGATGGCCTGGGCGATGCTGGCGCTGTAGCCGCAGTGCTCCACGTCGACGGTGGTGGCCGCCGAGCCGATGGTCGCCACCACCTGCAGGTCCTGGGCGAACGTGGGCACCCAGCAGGCGGCAAGGCGGCCGCGGCGGGCGTACAGCCAGCGGCGAAAGCCGTCGATCGCTGCGCGGCCATCCAGCAGCCACCGGTGCGACTGCAGCATCGCGGCGCCTGCGCCCTCCTCGTCCACGTAGACCGGGCCCACGCCGGGGTCCAGGCGCGCGACCTTGCGCGCGAACACCTGCTCGGGGTCTTCGACCCAGTTGGGCGCATCGGTCAGCACCGGGTGCGATCGGTAGGTCGTGCCGCCGCTGGCCGGCGGCCAGGCTGCTGGCGCATCGCAGGCCCAGCGCAGCGTGCCGTAGCTGGTGTCGCCGGTGAAGCGCCGCAGGGCGACCTCATCCTCCATGCGGGCCATGCACGCTGGCAGCAGCTCGGCGCCGGCGGCCCAGGCTTTGGTCGTCGGCTCGGCCAGCGTGATCGCGCCCGATGCGACCGTGTCGATCTCCAGCACCTCGGCCACGTCGGGCGCACTGGTCAGGCACAGCAGCCCGCCGTCGACGAAGGCGCGGGTGTCGGTGTCGCAGGTGATCGAGGTGGCTCCGATCGACAGCGGTGCCGCGAGCGGCTGGGTGTCCATCCACACCGGCAGTGCCCAGGGCTGGGCCTGCCACTGGTGCAGCAGGTTCTCGGCTAGCCGGCGCGAGCGGCCGGAGAAGCCGACCGCGAACTCGAAGCCGCGGCGCGGGAACTCGCGCAGCGCGATCCGCTGCTCGGCCGCGTCGAAAGACGTGATGACGTCGGTCAGCCATTCCAGGCGCTCGAGCACCAGGCCGTCCGGCCGATGCAGCCACGGGGTGACGGCGGGCATGGGTCAGGCCAGCTTCTGGCGCACCGCGCCGCGGTTGCGCTCGATGATGTTGAGGATCACGCGCTCGCCGGCCGAGCTGGTCAGGTAGTCCTGCACCAGGTTCGGGTCGATCACGTTGATGATGCGAGTGCCCTGGCCGCCATCGCCACTGCGCATCGATGCCACTTCGGCGCGCGACTGCACGCGCTCGCCGGTCTGCAGGATGGCCGGGATCTCGTCCGGCTTCAGGCCCAGCACGCCGCTGCCGCCGTGGAAGCGCGGGGCGCCAGCGAAGGCCAGCGCCGGGACTTGACGCGTCGGTCCTGTGCCAGCCATGCCGCCGCCGTGCTTGACGTTCGCGCCAACGCTGCTCATCGCGGCCAGCGTAGCCGCCGGGATTCCCGTGTACGCCTCAAGCGCCTTCAGGACGATCACGGTGGCCAACGTGCGCGCCGCGATCTGCGCCATGGACCTGGCAAACCCCAGCACGAAGTCCCGCAGCGCATCGCCCGCGCTCTTGGTGCCGCTGGCCAGGTCGGTGAAGAGGTTCGACAGCGCGTCGACGCCAGCATTCACGGCCGACTGCGCGAAGGCCTCTTGCATCGACAGCAGGCTCTTGCGCAGGTCGATGATGGCCGCGTCCAGGCCGGTCGCACCCTTCTGCCCGATGCGCGCGATGGCGTCACTCAGGCCGTTGGCGGCCTCGATCAGCGCGGGATCCTTCAGGGTGGCGGCCAGCTGCTGCAGCTGATCGTTGACGGGCGCCAGCCGAGTCACGGCGTCAGCCTGCGCGCCTTTGTCCTGCGTGCGGCCCTCGGCCGGCGTGATGGCCCCGGTATCGACCAGGGTCGCGATCTTGGCGCGCTTGCGCTCCAGCTCGGAGATCAGGGTGTCGGCCTGGCGCTTCAGTTCTTCGAAGCGGGCGCGCGAAACATCGGTGTCGATCAGCCCATTGATGAGCTTCACGCCGGCAGCGTTACCGTCGGCCGCGAGCCGCTTCAACAGGTCACGAAACTGGGCCTCCAGACGAATGCGGGTCGCGTCCGCCATGCGGCCCTGGTTGTCCAGGTCCTGCGCGCGCGCTTGGTCAAGGCTCGCCTGCAGATCGCGTGCGGCACGGTCGCCGTCGCGGATGGCATCGCCGCGCACCTTGGAACGCTCGCGCTCCAGCTTCGTCACGTCGGCCAGCAGGCGGGCCCGATCGGACGGAGAGAGCTCTTCAGACTGCAGACGCTTGTTGGCCAGCCGCAGCTCGGCGTCGATCGCCTCTTCCTGCAGCGCCAGGCGAGCGGCGTAGAACTCGGTCGTCGAGACCTTGGCGTCGTCGAAGAACTTCTGCAGGAGATCGAGATTGCGGTTCAGCGCGTCGGTCTGCAGCCCGGTGTCGACCTCCAGCAGTTGCTCCTGTAGGACCTGGGTGGCCTTTGCCTCTTCGCGGATGGCGTCGCGCCGGATGTCGGCCTTCTTGCGCTCCAGCACGCGGATCTGAGCGGAGATTCGCGAGATGTCGGCGGGCTCTTGCGTGGTGGCCAGCTCGGCGCGCTGCGCCTGGATCTCGGCGTCGGTGGCCTTCAGTTGAAGGTCGCGCCGCTTGGCGAAGAAGTCCTTTGCGCTGATCAGCCCGCGGTCATACATCCGCTGCAGCTCCGCGATCGAGCGGTCGGCGTCGTCGCGCACCAGCGTTGCATTGGCCTGCGAGAAAGCTGCCGGGGTTTTGGCCGCCTCTCGGTCAATGGCCGCCAGACGCTGGTCGCGGGCCTTGGTGATGCGATCCTGCGCTACCGCGTCGCCGGCGATCTGCGCGTCTGCCAGGGCGTCAGCGGCGCGGTTCACGATGGCCGTCTTCTCGCGCGTCAGCCGCTCCTGGCTGGTGTCAAACGCCTGGGCCTCCGTGGTCAGCTGTTCCTGCACGGCCACAGCGCGGGCCTGAGATGAACTGCGAGTGGCTTCGCGCTGCGCCGTGGTCTCGGCGTCGGCCAGTTCGCGCGCGCGCTTGCTTGCCGCTTCAATCTGGCGCCGCAGCAGAGCCTGCTGGAACGGGTTCGATGTGTTCGCCAGGTCCGTCTGCAGCTGCTGGCGCTTGGCAATCAGCGCATCGAACTCGCGTCGCGGGTCCGCGTCACGGCCGATGGTTGCCAGCCCGCTGACGGCTTCCCCGGTCAGGTTCTTGATGCCGCGCCAAGCCTTCTCGATCAGGCCCAGGTTCTCGCGGATCTTGGGCGTGCGCTCGTCCACTGCGGCCGCATAGGCGCGCATGGCGACCGTCGAGGCCTCTTGCGTGCGCCCCTGCTCCTGCAGCAGGCGGATCTGCGCGGCCAGCGTGCCGTTCAAGAAGCCATAGCGCCGGTTCAGCTCGTCGGCGCCCTTCACCGGGTCGTCTGCCAGCTTGGCAAACTCCGCGATCGTCGCGCCGATCTCACGCCCGGCACCGTTGCGCAGCTGTTCGGCCGCACGGGCGACAACGCCGATTTGCTCGCCAGCGAACTTGGCCGACGACACGACCTCGGCCAGGGTGTCGGCTGCCGAAGACTGAGTGCTGCCCGCCAAGCTACCCAAGGCCTGCGCCTGCCGGGCCAGGTCAACGGCGGACCGGCCGGCCACGCTGCCCGTCTCGATGACGATCTGCCGGAAGCGCTCGCCCTCGGTTGCCCCCTTGACGTAGCTGATCGCCAGCACGGCAATGGCGCCGGCCAGGACCGTCACCGGGGTGATGACTGCCGCCACGGCACCGCCGACGGCGCGCACGGCCGGGCCAATGCCGCCGAACAGGTCCTTCAGCTGGCCGCCCTGCTGCAACAGCACCATCAGCGGGGACTGCCCTGTGGCCAGGCCGACGGTGATGTCGGTCAGCTGGGGGGCGAGGGCCCGCTGCTGGGCCGTAGCCTGCCTGACGGTGGATTCCTGGGCGCGCCGTTGCAGCTCGGTGTCGCGGCGCAGCTGCCGCTCCTTGTCGGCCTGGCGCTTCTTCTCGTCGAGCTGCTCCTGGCGCAGCGCTTGCTGCCGGACTCGCTCAGTGCGCCGGATCTCGCGCTCCTGAGCGTCCGCGGCTCGCTTGGCTTCGCGCTCCTGGTCAGTAGCCAGCCCACGCGCAGCAGCTGCGGCTGCCCGAGCCTTCTGGGCGTTCTCGTCGAGCTGCTTGTTGATCGGCGCCAGGCCGTTGGATGAGCCGCTGCCGACGCTGCCGATCTGAGCCTTCAGGTCGGCAAGCGCCGCCTTGACATCAGCGAGATCGGCGCTGATCTTGAATGACAGGTCAGCCGCCACGCCGTAGCTCCTTCATGTAGGCCTTCCAGTCCTTGCGCTCGGCCTGCGCCATGCGCATGGCAATCGCCTCGCCTACGGTCCGCCGCCGGTCTGCTCGCTCTGCCGCCTCGAGGTAGCTTGTGACTTGCGCCAGCGTCAGCCGACCGATCTCATCGAACGACCAATGCCCGCCGACCTTCAGCGCGTGGACGGTGTCGGCCCAGCCCCATCGATGACCGCCTTCGCCGCCCTGGCTTGCTGCATGACGATCACCAGAACCGGCAGAAGGCGTCGGGCGAAAAAATCGGCGTTCGCTTTCACGACAGGCAGCGCCAGCGTCAGGAACTCAGCCGGATCCAGCCGGCCGACGCGCGCCCGTGATGCAGCGATGTCGGCCTTGTCAGCGGCCACCGCGATGGCCACGGCCTCGACCATGCTCTCGCCGTCGTCGCTGACCAGGGCCATCAGCGTGTCGGTGACGTATTGCGGGTCCGACTTTTCGTCGATCGCGGAAAGCTCGGCCACCACAGGAAGGATCGGGCGCAGAGCCCGCGCAAACGCCGGCAGGCGGTCCATCGTGATCGGGCCGACCGAGAACCGCTGGCCGCCGATCGGTAGATCCCTGACCTGCGGTTCGAGGGCCTCGAATTCGTCGGCCATCTTGCTGTTACGCCTGGATCTCGATCTTGGCGTACTGGCTGATGCCGGCGCCGGTGATGCTGGTGTCCTTCAGCAGCTTGCCGGCCACTTCCATCGCCGCGTACTCCTCGCCGATCAGGGAGAGACTGGCCAGGGCGCCGATCTTGACCCGGTGCGCACGCACGCGAGTGCGCTTGCCGCTGCGGGCCTCGTTCAGGCCGTCGAACAGCAGCTCGTACTCCTTGCCGCTGTTCACCAGCGCCTGCACGACATCCTGCGCTGCCTTGGCGTAGGTGATCAGCAGGTCGTCGCCTGCGACCAGCGCGTTCGCGCCGCCGGCCAGCGGCACGATGCCACTCGGCTCGACGGTGTAGTCGCTGTTCAGTGTGAGAGCCGTCGCGCCCTTCTTGACCGTGGTGATCGAGCTTGGCAGGAAGAGCGTGGGCACCAGGGCGCCGATGACGATGTCGGCATGGGCCTCGTCAGTCACCGTGGCAGATGCCTCGGTTGTGGCCGCGCCGTACAGCGCGCGCGCCAGGTTGGCCGCCGACAGGTCGTGCATCGTGGCACTCATCTCGACCGCGCTGATGCGGCGCACCTCGTTGTACGTGCCACCGCCGGGCTGAGTGAAGTCCTTGAGCTCCTTGGTGTCCTCGGTCACCGCGAGGGACAGCGCAGAGCAGTTGCCGACTTGCGTCAGGCCGCCGCTGCCGCCGATCTCGCGAAGCCAGACCTTGCCGCTGCCCAAATACGAAAAGTCACTCACAGCGATCTCCTTCAGATGGTGCACGCATGGTGCAAAAGCCGCTTCTGTTCGCGGTAGGCCGAGTGCGCTTCCTCAGCAGATCCGAAGCTACCGATGTGCTTCAATTTGCCGCCAACGCGAATGCTTGCCGCGTAGCGCACGGATCGGCCGCGCCGCCTGACGGATACACCGAGGGTTCCGCTGGCGTTGTGCGACCTGGAGACTCGAATGTTCTGCGCGTTGCTGCGATGGTCCACATCGCGCAAGTTCGCGATGCGGTTGTCCAGCTTGTTGCCGTTGATGTGATCGAGCTCACCCGACGGCCAGGCGCCATTGACGTACAGCCACGCAAGGCGATGAGTCAAGTAGCTCGCGCCGTCGACGCGAATTGTTCGGTAGCCCTTGCGAGACTTCCCGGCCTCGTCGCCGACGCGGATCCCATTCCCGCGCGAGACAAGCCACCGAAACGAACCCGCGTCGGGTTCGTAGGTAAGCAGTTCTCGAAGGCGGTCAACAGTGATCATGTTCAGGGTGTGCCCTTGAGGGTTGCCGCGCATGAAAAGGCCAGCGGCACATGGCAGTAGCCGGCACTGTATTCAGGCCCCGGCGCGTCTGTAAGGTGCAAATGCTTGCCGCCGCCCAGGTGGTAGCCCAGCAGCGCCCCAAGCACTTGCTCTGCCAGCGCGCCGGCCTCATCGCGTGCGTCGTGTGGGTCTCCCTGCCCTTTCGCGCTCTTGGCCGTCACCACGACGATCCAGTCCAGGCGCACCTGCTGGATCGCTCCTGTCGTGATCACATCGCCGACCCTGTAGCCGTCATAGATGACCCACACGGCCGGGGCCTTCTGCCGGTTCTCCTTCACCCGTTCGAGCTCGCGCAGCGGCCCAACGTGCACGTCGACGCCAAGCCTTTCGGCGAGTCTGGTCAGGATGGTCTGCTCAACCTTCTCGAACATGGTCAGGCCTCCGCCATCTCGAATGCTTTGCGCAGGTGCGCTTTGATGGAATTGGTGACCAGCAGCGACCAGGCTGGCGGCAGGTCGACGGCTTCGCCGAACCGGCGCAACGGAAGGTAGGGTCGCGCCGGGATCGTCACCTTCTTCGCGAAGATCAGTTCGCCGTCGGGCCCGGGGAACACGAGCACCTTCTTCCTCTTCGGCTTGATCGTGCCGCCGAACTGATGGATCTTCGCCTGGCGCAGGTTCGTGCCAATGACCACGCCGTCGGCCGATGCCTGCGACGTGATCGAGCGCTGCAGCAGTCCTTTGTCGCGCAGCGGATGGCCGGCCTTGCCCTCCTTGTTGGCGGCCATCTGACCCTTGCCCTTTGCCGTGTAGATCAGGTTCCCGGCCTTGTCGCGGCGGTCCATGGTTCCGCCGTACTTGCCGACGACCTTCTGCACGGCGGGTGCGCGGAACTTGATCGCCACCCACGGCGCACCCCACGGGTCGACGCCCATCTTGAAACACAGGCGGATGCGGTTCAGCAGCGTCGAGCCAATGGCGGCGTACAGCGGCTGCGCGTCCGTTGCGGCATGCTCAAGCGCGGCGAGCTTCTTGGCGAGCTGCTCGTCGGCGACCTTGATGTTGATCTTGCCCACGGTCAGAAGTCCGCCAGTGTTTCGGCAGTGAAGACGCGCTCGGCCGAGTAGCCTTCTGCCTCGAGGCCCGATGCCGATGGCGTGCCGTTGACGCCTGGCGGCAGAGCCAGCTTGCCGGCGGCCAGGTCGCGCAGCTGCTTCAGCGCATCCTCGTAGCGGCGGCGCACCTCCTCGGGCGCGGCCTCGTCCCAGAGCCGGTACCGCGTGATGTCGAGGGCCCAGCCCTTCACGACATCCGGCACGGTCAGCAACGGCAGCGTGTAGCGCGCGCCGATGTAGCCGCTGATCAGGCTGGATGCAGCCC